CCCCAGCACCGCATCGGCGCTGACGAACTGCTCATAGTTCGGCACGCCGATGCGCTTCAGCACCTCGTCTTTCTCGGCCTGGTCGCGTGCCACCACCACGAAGTAGAAATCGGCGCTCGCGCCCTCTTTCATCTTCTCGGTCGATTCCTTTCGGTGCGCCTTGATCTCGTCGAGCTTGCCCTTCGTCTTCTTCGCCTCGCCATCATCGATGAACAGGTCGGAAAACCGCGCATCGCCGTCGAACAGGTAATCCACGTCCATCTTGCTGAAGCCCATGTCGGCGAAATCGACCCCGAAGTCGAGATTCAACGCCGCCAGCAGATCGGTATCGAAGTCGCCCTGGCTCGCCGGATTGTTCAGGAAGGCCAGCATCGCCAACTCGTCGGCCTCGGCCAGATTCACCGCCAGCACGTCGATCTGGTAGTCGCCCGACTTGGTTTCGGCCTCGTACTTCTCAAGCTCATCGAGAATCGACAGCCGCTGATGCCCGCCCACCACGTAGCCCGTCGCCCGGTTCCAGATGATCGTATCCAGCAGCCCGCCGGCCTTGATGTTCTTTTTCAGCTTGCGCCGCGCCTCGGGGGCGATCTGGCGCGGATTCTTCGGATGCGGCACAAGCTCATGCCGCCACACCCGCACCGCCTCGAACTTCTGGTACTTCGTCAAACGCTCCTGCGTCACCGTATCCACGATTTCCCTCCCGTCACCGCCGCCGCGCCGATCGACTCAGCCTGGCCAGCCTCGCGCAACTCGCGCTCATGATTCGCCACACTCGCCCCCACGAACGGAAACCAGCGCTCGATGCGCTCGAAGTCCGCCGGGTAAAATTTCCGCACCAGAAACATCTCTTCCGGCTCCAGGCTGCGGAACGAATGCCCCAGGAAGCGCGCCTCGGGCGCCACCTTCAGCCGATGCTGCCGGATGTAGGCCATCACGTCCGCCTTCCGAAAATGCGCCACCGGATAAATCCGCCCGCGCGCCTCGTCGATGCTGCCCGAGCGCTTCATCATCGCCCGCCGCACGATAGAATCCGCCTGCCGCTCGCCGGCCGCAATCCACCACGTCTGCTCCGCGATCCGCACATGATGGTAAATGTCGCGGATGCTCACGATCGGCACCGCCGCATCCTGCTTGCGGAACGTACCGGCCGCCAGCCACTCCGACAGCATGAAATGCGGCACCCGCCGCACCGTCACCCCGTAGCGATCCTCCGCCCAACGCAGCATCGCTTCCTGAAACGACAGGCCCGGTACCAGGTACATGAAGAACACCTGCACCCGCTTGAAATACCGGCAGCACAGATCCAGTGTCACCACCGAATCCTTCCCGCCGGAAAAGGCGACGAGGCACGAATCGCTGATTCGGCTCGCCGCCTTGATGGGCTCGAATAAAAGCCGTGACAAGGCTTAACCGCCCTTGCCGCCCATGCCCTTGGAACGCGCCAGGTTGGCCGCCATCTTGCGCGTCACACCCTTGGCCCGGTTGCCGATCTGCCTGCGGTTCAAACCGCTCGCCTTCTTCGCCATGTTTCTCACCTCCTTTCCGCGCTGGTTGCGCCTGAATCATTCTCCGCATCCGCTGTCCCGTTTTTCACCGGAACACCGGACACCACGACCGCCGCGCACGACTTCGACACCCGATGCTTCTTCGCAATCGCCCGGATGCTCATCCCCGCCGCGCGGTCCACGCACATCGCCGCATTCCTATCCGCCAGCCGCGACGCCGTGCCCTTGCCCATGTAAATCTGCTCGCCGCCCATCTCCCGGCGCATCGCCACCATTACCTGGTCGGTCACCTGCTGCCGCATCTGCTCCATGTAGGCCAGCATCAGTCGCGTTTGCGCCTCCACCGCCGCCTCCACGATGCGCAATACCGGATCGTCAGTAGAACCCGCCATGCCCGCCTCCGCCTTGTTGTGGCTCGCGCCCTTTCACCTTCTTCGCCGGTACCGCCTTCGGCTTTTCCACCGCCGTCGGCACCGTCCCGTCCTCCTGCAATTCCGGCTCCAGAATCGCCGCCAGCGTCGCCCATTCCTTGCGCGTCTTCCTCGCCACCGCCACCTGCGGATGATGCGCGGCAAAGTACGCATAGCCCCAGGTATCCAGCGGCTCGTTGCGCCGCCCGGCCTTCTTGATCCAGCGGTTGCGAGAAGGGTCGAAGCTCTCCGCCAGCAGCCCGCTGTAGAACGTGTCTTCCAGTTCCGCATGGAAGCGGATGCGCTGCAGCTCGCCAGCCAGTTCGCCATCGGCCACCAGGTTTTTCATGAGGTAACTCTTGGCCACGTCCGTCCCCACGTCCCAGGTCCGCGCCCCGCCCGTCAGCTTCCGGCCCAAGCGGTTGATATCGGTTGGCTTCGGCCCGCCCGGCATGATCGTCCGGCTCGCCCGGTTCATGCCCTTCACCGCCATCGTCCGCTTCGCCTTGCCCTGCGTCGCAAACCAGCGCACGTCGTCGGTATGGTGCCCGCCCTCGTCGATCGCCGTCGCCTCGATCAGCAGTTCCCGCCCGCGCGCATTCACGTAGGGCCTGTTCAGCACCTCCGCCAGCGTGTTCCACACCGCGTCATGCGCCGGGTTGCCGGGGATCACGAGGTAATCAATGGTCCAGTGGATCAGTCCGCGCTCGGCACCGCCATGCCCCAGCATCGGCCCGTGCCCCAGCACATGCACTTCCAGCCGGTCGTCCTGCGTATCCACCCCGCAGGTCAAGAGCAGACAGCCCAGCGGAATCTCCCGCGCCTTCTGCGGCCCGGCCCGCTCCGACAGATGCTTCGGCTTCACCGCATGCGAGCGGTCTTCCCAGGTCTCGGCCAGCTCGGTGTTGATGAAGGTTTTCAGCGCGACAGGATCCTTCTGCGCGTCCAGCCACTCCTGCGCCAGTTCCTGCCACGTCTTGCCCAGCCCGATCGGCGCATACAGGCCGTTGATGTGGTAGCCGCGCGTCTTCACCTCCGGCCGCGCCGCCACCCAGCGCCCGCGCGCCAGCATCTCCGGCTTGTGGTGTTCCTCGATCACGCAGCCATTGGCCGGGCACACGTACCAGGCGTTCGTCACCGTGCCCGATGTCACGCAATGATCCGGCCACTTCAAATGCTTCCATTCCAGCACCTGATACTCGCCGCAATGCGGGCACGGCACGTGATAGCGCCGCTGGTCGCTCTTGTCGTATTCCGCCTCGATGTGCGAGGCTTCCTTGATCGTCGGCGTGCTGATCAGCAGCATCTTGTAGCGCGGAAACGCCTTGCAGCGGTTGCGCGCCAGCGCCACCGGATGCCCCTCCGATCCGACTTCCTCGGGGAAGCGGTCCGCATCGTCCAGAATCACGTAGCGCGCCGACACCTGCGCATAGCTGTTCGGCGAATTGCCCCCCGCCAGGAACAGCACCCCACCGGGGAAATCCTTGTTGTCCCGGCTGTTGCTGGCGTCGCGCTCGCGTTTGGCATCGAACAGCTCGGCGATGATCGGCGTTTCCAGCAGCAGCGGATTCAGCTTCTGCCCGATCCACTTGTCGCGATTCTCCAGCGTCGGCAGCAGCACCATGATCGGCGCCGGCGCGTGCTGCATCACGTAGCCGATCCAGTTCAGGCAGGCTTCCGTCACCCCCACCTGCGCCGGCTTCATCACCACGATGCGCCGCACGTCCGACTGCACCGACAGGCAATCCATGATCTCGCGCAACATCGGGTTGCGCTCCGTCTTCCACTTGCCAGGCTCCGAAGACCCCTTCTGCGACAGCCAGCGATGCTTGTCCGCCCACGTCGATACCGTCAGATGCGGCCGCGGCGCCACCGAGCGCGCCAGCCGCTCCAGGTACGCCACCCCGCCATGCGCCACCAGCGCATCCACCGCCGACCCCGGCTCACCCGCCAGGGCCCGGGCCATCTCGTGCGCCTGCGCCGACACATAAGCCAGCCCCTCATGCACCACCGAGGCCAGCCGCGCATGAATCGCATCCTGCGACTCCAGCGCCGCCATCTCAGCCGGCAGGCTGACGCGCCAGGCCTGCACCATCTCGCCGATGCACTCGCGCATCGCCCGCATCGCCGCCTCGGACTTGTCCGCGTCCGCCAACTCCCGCGCCAACGCCTCCGCCCCAGCCCGCGCCTCCTCCGCTTCCGCGCGCAGCTTCTTCGCCCGATCCACAGAGAATCGCGCGGCAAGGCGTTCGTCGAGCGCGGCGTCGGTCATGATGTCGCGTTTCGTTGGGCAATGATCAGCATTGGCGCGCTTCTACAAGGACTCGCCATGAGTTATCCGGCATCCCGTGTCGCAGAATTCGAGTTGGCAGGCAAATCCGGCACCTTCTTTTTCGGCCAGGCATCCATCTTCTCGGCATGTTCGCGCGCTATGCGAACGATCTCCGGATCAGCGCCAGACCCGAGCGCCATGTTTGCCCAGAACCGAACCGTACCGCCGCCATTCACGTCCTGCCCGCGAACCAAGAACACCGGCTCGTCGTCTGGTATCAGCCGGGTCGTGCCGTTCGTGGTAATCGGGTTCATGGCTGGGGCGCGTCCGTGGTCGGTGATGCCCAGCACTTCGCGGGCCAGTTTCCGCGCAACAAGGCCGGCATCCGTCACCAGTTCCATCGACAGCACCAGGTCGGCCAGCTTGCGTGCCGCCGTGGTGTCCTGAATCACGTTGTAGTCTTCGCGTGCATGTTGCATGTTTGTCTCCTGTGAAATTGCCTGCCAACTAATCAATGCAGCGGACCTCGCTGCGCTCGCCGCTGATTTCAGACGTTAGCCGTCCGTGCCATCGGGTGCTCGCACACGTCCGTTTCCCCTTCAACCATCCCGAGGTAAATGGAAAAGTCGAGGTACTTCCGCACCTTCGCTTTCTTGGCATCCATCCGCTCGCGGTTCGGCGTGTAGCCGAATCCAAACTTGTCGTTGAGTTCTTCAACCATCGCCCACAGGTCGTCAAGCTCCATGTGGCACCTCTCGAAGTTGTTGAGCGGCTGGCCTGGCATCACTTCATCGGGGCCGAACTGCTGCGTCTTGAGCGCGATCTGTGCGACCTCCGAGCCTTCTTCGGCCAACTTGGTCAGATAGTGCTGAAGGTGGTTCATCTTTTCTCTCTGCCGGCTTCTACCAGTCGTTTCGCGGCTTTCCGCTGGCGTTTCGCTTCGGCTTTCGCCAGCGCAATCGCGTCCTTCTCTGCACGCCGGCCTCTGTCGTCCGGGTCTGGTTTCATCGCCCAGAGATCGTCGTCGTGCATGCGCCTTTTCACTTGCAGCACCGGAGCCTGCAAGCTCGGCAAGGATGCCAATGTCAGCGCCGCCATCAACAATCCAACCTTGCTGCGTCTCATGTCTCGTTCCATTCTGATCCACGAGGACCAACAACCACATCGCGAGGGATGTTCGACGACAGCAACCGCACCGGCTGCGGAAGCCGACTGAAGACCTGCGGGAACCGCTTCTGTGCTTCAGCAAGCAGTTCGTCAGGCGCAATCGTCAGTGACGGCGCGAACACGACGCTGTTGCAGCCGCCGCGCTTATCGACGCTGTAGTCCCAGAAGGCCAGCGCACTTATGCCCCATCCCTCCAAGCGCGAAACCGTTGCAACGTAGGGCGCGGTGTCGGTCTGTGGCGGTAGCATTCCGTCAAGCCGCGACAAATCCCTTGACCCGTACCGCTTCACACGCGGCCGCATCCCCTCACCGAACACGTAGTGCCCTGGCTGTTGGTGGCACCCGAAATACAACCATTCCATGCCTTATCCCTCCTTCGTTTTCGCCGTCTCGCCAGCGCCGACTTTCAGCGCATCCACCAGCACGTCGTAGGCTTCCTGGCTGTGATGCCGGCCCTTCACCGCCGTCAGGTTTTCTGCTGCCTCGCAGACCCTGATGGCCCAATCGATCGCGCGCCCGACATCGGCCGGCGCCGGCATGTCGCCGTTCGCACCGCGCCGCCAGGCATTGAACCGCCGCAGCAACTCCACGTTCTTCCGCGCCTCGCTCATACCGCATCCGTCTCCCGCATCGCTGAAATGTTCTTCGCCAGCAGCCCCGCCATCGTCGCCTCCACGTCATCCAGCAACTCGCCCACGATCGCTGCCGCCTTCGTCGTGTCGCGCACCGGGGCCAGCCGCGGCGCGGCCTGGTCCGGCAGGTTCTCCAGCAGGCTGCGCAAGCTCGCCCCGTCGTTGCCGGCGCACTTACGGATCGCCGCCATGTCCGCCAGACGGCCCTGCAGCCTGGCCACCCGGATCACGGCGCGGCGCGACTCGAAGTGCATCTTCGCCGTGCGCGCCTTGCGGAACACCTCGGCCGCCTGGATCACTGGCCCGGCTTCCGCACCGTCACCGTCGCCCTCCCGGCCATCGGAATCGGCCCGCCCTGCCGTTTTCTCGCCCGCGCCCGATGCCGAACCCTCCCGCGCGGCTATCCCCCCCGCCACGGGCCCGCCAGCCGGCCCGGAACCCTCCGCCAGCCGCTTCGCGTCCCGCGCCTTGGCATGCCGCTGCCGCACGTCGTCCCGGTTTGGGTCCTTGGTCGCTTCCATCCGCGCCAGCGACGCCTCGGCCTCGACCTGGCCGTCGACCACCACGATGCGCCCCTCCTGCGCCAGCTTCGTCACGTAGCTGGGCGCCACGCCAAGGCGCCGGGCAAATTCCGACTTGCTTTCGCGGCTCATCCCGCTTTCCTTTTTTCAAGAGCATGTAAGAGGGAGTGAGGCGTGCGCGAAGCGAGCGCACGGGGGCGCACGGGTATCCGCACGGGCATGACGCCCGCGAACCCGCGTAACGCACGGGCGCACGGGTGCGCACGGGTATGAAGCGCATACGTGCACGAGACGATGCGCGCGCGTGTGTGGTGGTGAATGATGTGTTCACGTGACGTGCGCGTTATACACGTGCGCCCGTGCGGTCCCAGTCGTACCAATGCTTTTACCCGTGCGCCTACCCGTGCGGATACCCGTGCGCCCGTGCGTTTCATGGTTCCACCTTCAGCGCCTGGCGAAACTCGAAAAAACACGGCGTCAGCCAGTCGGGCATCGCCTCGCCATCCTTCCGCCGGTAATCCGTGCCGCCCGAGTCCGCCACGCCCGCCAGCAGACCATCGGGCGGGATCACCACCCGCGTTCGCTTCGCCTTCCGCACCCCGTAGGCATCCTCCATCAGGACGTCCTTGTGCCCCTTGAACCACCCCGGCAGCTTGACGATATGCCCGGCGAACTGGTTCTCTGGCCGCGGCATGCGCTCGCCGTTGGCCCGGCAGTAGTAGAGATAGGCGCGATACAGGTCGCTGCTGCCGCAGGGACAGAAGGGCACGTCCAGGTCGCCGGCCTGCCAGTCGATCAGGAACCGATCCACGCTGTCCCGGCTGATGTCGATCAGCTCGCGCTTGGCCTCGGTCATCGGCGGCCGCGTCCAGGGCTTGAAGTCGCCGAGATCGACCTCGTGCAGCAGATGCCAGTGCAGCGCCGCCACGCCGCCATTCTCGATCTCGGCGGAAAGCTCGTCGTAGAACTCCTTGCCAACCGGAGGCGGCGTCCAGATCACGCAATAGCGCCGATCGTCGTTTTCCAGCACCAGCGGCTGCTTCTCGTTGGACAGGAATACGATCTGCATGTGGTTGCGCTCGCGGTGCGCCGCCACGTTCTTCGGATTCACGCGCACCCATTCCCCGGTCACGAAGTTTTTCAGCCGGTTCTTGATGTGGTACATCTCGGCCCGCGCCACGATCTCGTCGGCCAGGATGAACAGTTTGCGCTCCTGCCAGTCCGCGTTGAACTTGTCTTCCAGCGCCTCCTGGTTGAGCACCAGCCCGTACTCTCCGAATATCTTGGCGTAGGTCTCGAACACCCGGCCCTTGCCGCTGCCCTGCGGCCCGTGCATGATGATCGCGGTGTGCATCTTGGCGCCCGGATGCTGCAAGGGGTAGGCCAGCCACTTCAGCACCCACTCGAACAGCTCGCGCGCCACCTTCGGCTCGCCGCCGCACTGGTATTCCAGCAACTCCAGCAGCAGGGCGCAACTGCCCTTCGCCGCCTGCGTCGGCCAGCCGTTCCAGCGGTTGCAGACCACATTCGTATCCGTGCCAGCCGGATCGAAGCCGATCTGGTCGATATACACGGCGCGCGCCCGCCAGCGAGGATGATCCTTCAGGTCATCCTCGCGCGTCCGCGCCGCCAGCATCTTGACGATCTTGGTTCGCTTGCAGACGTTCCGCGTCACCGTGTCGAAAACGTAATCCCCGGTATCGTCGTCAATGAAAATGAACCGCTCCACCGCCTCGTCGAGCGTCAGGATGCTTTCCGCATCGGGACGGGAATTTCCCCCGCCCCCTTGATCGGAAGAACCCGCGCGGCCAGCGGAGGGGGGAAGCCCGCCGCCGCCATCACCCGACTGCCCAGCCCTTGCCGCCGTTCGCCCTGAGCCTGTCGAAGGGCGACCCGAGCCCGCCCCATTAACCCAGTTGATCGGCATGCGCCATTCGAGCGCCGCCAGCTTCTGCTCGATCTGCGCCCGCACCGGCTGCAGGCCCTCAATGCAGTGCAGGTCGTTGAAATCGGTCGGCCCTTTCTTGTCGGCAGGCCGCGCCGCGGAAAACGTCGGGATCAGCCAGGCCCCCGCCGTCGCGCCGGCCGCCTCGCGCGCCTTCGTCACCCCGGCATTACCCTTGCCGTGCGGCTGTCCGCAATGGGCGCAGGCAGGATCCGCCACCGGCGTCGGTTTCTTGCACTCGATGCAGCGTTGCAGCCAGTCGTCGTCGGCGCAGTACAGCAGATTGACGCGCTTCTTGCGCTGCTTCCAGATCAGCTCGCCGACCTTGGGCACGCCGCCGGCATCGAAGGCGACGGCGACCGGGATTCCCGTCGCCTCGAACAGGCTGGCCCCGGTGCCGTAGCCCTCGCAGACCAGCCCGACATCGTGCATCGCCCCGCCGATCATCACGTGCAGGTGATCGTTGGCCATCCCGCGCGGCCAGTAGTCCTTGTCCTTGCCCTCCCGGCTGGCGATCAGATCCTTGTGCCGTTCGCGCGAAAAGATGAACTGCAGGGCCCGTCGCTGACCGTGATCGTTGCACATCGGCACCACCAGCGCACCCAGGTAGCGCCCGAGCTTCTGGTAATCCTCCTTGTCCGCGCCTTCCAGCATGATGCCGTCCAGGCTTTCGAACAGCCGCGCGCCGTGCGCCGACTGCAGCTTCTTGCGACCCAGGTAGTCATGCTCCGCGATGTCGCCGACCTCGCGGCACCTGAGCCACACCGCATTCGCCCATGCCGCCGCCCGATCGGCCATCGCCTTGTCGGCGGCCTCGGCCTGCCGGCGAGATTCCTCCATGAACTTCTTGTGCGCCGCGACTTCCTCGGGAGAGACCTCGCGCGACTTGAACTTCTTCTTGCCGCAGGCCGGGCAGGTACCGGCCCGCAGCGGGATGTCCGCGCCGCAATCGGCGCACTCCTTGTTGATGTCGAGCTTGAAGCTCGTTGAGCCGTGGTCTAGCCAGTACGAACCGCCCAGCCACCAGCCCCCATCCCGCGTCTGGAACTCGCGCAGCCGGTACGCGCCCGACTGCTTGCCTGGTCGGTCGGATGTGTCGCAGCGCACCGACTTCGTCGAGCCGACATACACCTCCCCCACCAGCGCCCCGCCGTTCCCCTTCTTCACGCTGGCCAGGTCCAGCCCCGCCGAGCGCAACTGCGCCACGATGTCGCCGAGATTGCGGTAATCCATCAGCGCCAGCCCCTCGAACCCTGCCCGCGGGCAATGAAATCCGCCTTGCGTTCCGCCGCCGTCGCTCCGGGCCCGAGTTTCCCTGCCGTGCGCATCGCAAGCTCGAACGCCCGCTCCCACTCCGCCTGCCAATGCTTGTCCAGCGCCTGCTGGGCCGTGGCTTCAAGGTCGAAGTAGCGCCGGTACCCGCTCGGCTGCCGCACGAACAGGATCATGGGCCGCACGAATGAGCGCCCCCCGGTACCGTGCCGCACCCTCTGCCAGATGCCAGGCGCAAGATGCTGCATCCGGCCGCGCTTCCAGCTACCGCCGCCGAACCACAGCCCCTTTCCGCGCGAAATGAAATACTCGATGCCGTTGATGGTCGCGCCAGCCGACTTGCGCTGCGCCAGCTTTGTCTTTCCCCGCAGGTACTCCGCCCTCCGCTCCGCGCCCATGTTCTGTTTCGTGTCACGGAAGGCCTCGAAGTAGGCCAGCATCTGCATCAGAAAGTCTTTCGGAATGTTTCCGTTGGCATCCAGCGGACACGCCGGCCCGGGTGCCATCGCCATGCCGCGTGGCAGCAGCCCGCGCTCCTTGAAGCGCCACTCGATTCCCTTCCATTCCCGCGATCCACCCTTGAACAGGTGCCCGATCGTCTTGTCGGCATTCAGGCCTTCGGCCACCCACTGCGCCCCGAGGCTCGGAAACCGCGCATCCGTATAGCGCCGCGCCCCCTTGCCGTCCTTCACATACACCATCGACTCCAGCTTGGCCTTCGTCGCCGGCTTGATGAACAGCGCATCCAGCGTGTAGCGTGTCGGCATGTGCAGCTTCGACCTGATCTGCTCGACGGTGCTCGCCTGCGCATGCCCGGCCACCCCCGTCAGCGCCAGCGATGCCGCAAACGGCACCTGCTCCCGCTGCAACTCGCTTAACTGCCGCTTTGTCTCTTCAAGATCAACCCGCACCGTCAGCACGTCAATAGCCTCGCTCTATTGCTTTCACTATGTTTGATAGCCTCACCCTAGTTTTATGTCGGGGTTAGCATTACC